TGATGGAAATGATGTTCCCGGCTACTGAGCGCAACTGGGAACTGACCCCCTCGCCGTCCCCCTCAATTCCAAAGGCGGCACTGCAGCAAATCATTGATCTGCTTAACTCACGCACTGACGAGCAGGGCCAACCTGTACCACCGACCAGCGAGGACATTGAGCGCGAGGTTACTGCCTTCGCCGCCAAGCGCGGGGAAAAGATGGAGCGGGAGATCGCTGATCAGCAGGCCGACCCTGGGCAGGACCACCCGCAGATGTGTAAGCGGGTCACGCGCAGCGGTTATATTTATGGTTTCGGCGTGGCGGAGTGCCCATTGGTGCGGACCCAGACGGAGCGGGTGTGGGAGCTTGACCCGGCGACCGGTGGTTATGTGGCGAAGACAAAGACGATCAAGCGACCGTACGCGGAATACATCCGGGTTTGGGACTTCTACCCAGATCTGTCGGCTAAGAGCTGGGAGGATCAGGAGCTTTGCTTCAAAAAAGTTGTCATGACCCGGCACGACTTTCGCAAGCTCGCCGACCGGAAAGACTTCAAGGGGGCGGTCATTCGGGAGTATCTGCGCGAGAACGCTTCCGGCAACTATGTGGCCAAGACCTACGAGTCCGAGCTGCACCAGCTGGCCAAGACAGCCAATCTCGCCGACCGGACGGCGCGGCGGTTCGAACTGTACCGTGCACTCGGATTCATCGATGCCCATACCCTGAAAGAAGCCGGGGTCGATGTGCAGGACGACGAACTGGATCAGGACATTCTGGCCGATCTGTGGTTCATTGACGACGTGGTGATCAAGGCGGAGAAAGCAGCGTTTGGCGAGCGGCCCTCGGATCAGTACCATGCGTTCATCTACGCCGAGGACGAGGACTCCGGACTCACCGGCGTCGGGCTACCGGAGGAAGTACGGGATTCACAGATGTCGCTGTGTGCTTCGACTCGGGCGCTGATGGACAACATGGCGGCCTCCGCCGGGCCTATTACAGAGGTCAACACGTCCCTGCTGCCACGAGGGCGCAAGAGTATTGGCCCGGTCCATGCGTTCATGACTGTGGAGCGCGAAGGCGACGGGGCCGAGGCCAACTATCCGGCGCTGCGCCAACTGACCACCGACTCGCACGTGCAGGACATCCTGCCGATAATCTCCATGCAGCGGCAGCAACTCGACATTGAGAGCAACCTGCCGGCCTACACCATGGGCGCCATGCAGCAGCCACTCGGCGAAGCGTTTCGGACCACCAACAACATGAGCATGATGATGGGCTCGGCCAACATGGTGACCAAGGACACCGTCCGGGCCTTCGACAAGTTCACGACCAGCTTGGTCGGAGCGATGCTCAAGTGGAACATGGAGTTCAACCCAAATGAGGAGTTGAAAGGTGACTACCAAGTCCGAGCCAAGGGTAATTTGTCCCTGGTGGCCAAGGAAGTGCGCGGCGCCGCTCTCGACCAGTTCGTCATGACCCTGACCCCGGAGGAGCGGGCCATCCTCGACACCTATGGGCTGCTGATCGACCGGCTCAAGGCCCGCGACCTGCCGGTGGACCGAGTGCTGCCGAAGGACGAGGCGGAGAAAGTTATTCAGGGCATGCGCGACGCAGCCTCGCAGGCCTCGCAGGTGGAGCAGGGGTTCACCCAGGCCAAGACCGCAGATGTCTCTGCCAGTGCGAAGAAGCGTGAGATAGAGGCGGAGAACTTGGCTGCTTCCGCCGATGCCACCATTCAGGAGATCCTGTCTCGTATCGAGAGTAACCTCGCGTTTGCTAAGTCAGCCGAGGATAAAAACCAGCTTGAAAATCTGAAAATGCTGCTGGAAACCGCAGTAAATAAGGGAGGGGGAAATGAGCAAGGAACGCGAAGCTGAGTTGAAGGACTTGCTGGTAAACTTGAAACACCAGGATACTGCAGTGGCCATTATTGAGTTGCTCACTATTCGACGGGAACAGTACCGTGACCGGCTGGAAAAAGAGGAAGACCCGGTTGTCCGTGGAAAATCGCAAGAATGTAAAGCATTGTTGCAAATATTTGATTGACTTTTTTTGTAAACTTTTGATACAGTAATGTAGACGAAACTGAATTTTGCGGGGAGGCAAAAGGACTTATGGCAGACGAAATTGAAGACACTATGACCGACGAAGCCTTCGACCTTGCGTTCGACGCAGCGGCCGGAGACACGCCGAGTATTGACGACCCACCCAAGGCGGAGGCACCTCCGGCGCCTGCGCCGCCTGCAGCCGAGGACCCGCCCAAGGTAGAAGATCCTCCGAAGGTAGACGATCCACCCAAGTCCGAGGAACCTCCGAAGACCGAGGATCCTCCGAAGGCAGAACCACCTCCGGCCCCAGAGCCGCCCAAGGCCAAACAGCCGCCGGCCCCAACCGCCGCAGAGATTGCTGCCGCTGCCAAAATGGACACCGACAAAAAGGCTGCCGACGACGCAGCTGCGGCCGCCCGGAAAGCGACGGAGCAGTTCACTGCCGAGGAAGAAACAGCGTTCAAAGAGTTTGAGAAGGAGTTTCCTGACGGGCGCAAGGCCCTCGCCGCCGTTGAGAGGGTAGTAACTACCCGGCTCACCAACGAGTTCCGGAAGGAGCTCGACACCATCAAGCAGCAGTTCCAGCATCAGCTTGCCCCGGTGTCCGCAACTCTCGCCACCAATGCTTTTGACGCAGTAGTGCTTCGGGCGCATAAGGATGCGTATGAGGTGCTGCCAAAAATTGAGGAATGGGTCACGACCAAGCCTGCAATTATGCAAGCGGCGTTCAACCGAGTTCTGGATGGAGGGTATAAAGGCGCTGACAAGGACACCATTGAACTGATTGATTTGTACAAGAGCGAAACAGTGCAGCCCGCAGCACCCCCGCCGCCCACGCCTGAACAGGACCCAGAAAAGAAAAAGAAACTGGAGTCGATGGAGGGGGTGAAAGGTCGCCAGTCTTCCAAAAGCTCTACAGCAGTAGACCCCGACGATTTTGATGGGGCGTTTGATAAATTCGCCGCGGCGTAACCCGGCGCGAAACCCAGCCAGAGGAGGAAACCATGGCAAGCATCACATACGGAGACATCTCTCCGGCAGTAGCAGCAAGCGCCTCAGTCGAGATGCTGAAACGGGGCCAGCCCCTTTTAGTCATTCAGCAGTTCGGCCAGGCCAAGCCGCTTGGCAAGAACCAGACCAATACCCAGAAGTTCCGGCGCTACGAGCGGCTGTCCGCAGCCACCGTCCCGCTGTCCGAGGGTGTCACGCCATCCGGCAGCTCGCCGACCAAGACCGACTACACCGCCACCCTGGCGCAGTACGGCGACTTCCTGGAGAACACCGACGTAATCCAGGACCTGCACACCGACCCGGTCCTGCAGGAGTTTTCGGCAATGATCGGCGAGCAGGCGGCGCTGACCGTCGAGACCGTGGCCTTCGGTATCATCAAGGCCGGCACCACGCTGTACTACGCCAACGGCACGGCCCGGACGGATGTCAACACCCCGTTGACCCGAGACCTGCAACGCAAGGCCATTCGTGGCCTGAAGAGGCAGCTGGCGCGTCCCTTCACCAAGAAGATTGCCAGCACCCCGAACTTCGGCGCTGAGTCGGTACGGCCGTCCTTCATCGGTCTGACCCATCCCGACCTGCAGCCAACTATCGAGGACATGGAAGGATTCAAGGACATGGCAGACTATGCCGGCCCCTACTACGAGGGTGAGATTGGTGCGGTGGGCGATGTCCGTTACATCCTCTCCACCATCTTCGAGTCCTGGGCTGACGGTGGCGGTACGAAGGCCGGCTCCGGCACGACCATGGTGTCCACCAGCGCCACGAGTGCCGATGTGTACCCGGTCCTCTACCTGGCCCCTGACGCTTTCGGTGTCGTGCCCCTCAAAGGCAAGAACGCCATCACCCCGTCTGTCCTCAATCCCAACGTTCCCCGCGGCGGCGACCCCCTGGGTCAGCGTGGCTCTGTCGGTTGGAAGACGTACTTCACCGCTGTCATTCTGAATCAGGCCTGGATGGCCCGGGTCGAGTGCGCGGTACCTGAACTGTCGTAATCACTGAGGGCGGCGGAGTCCGCCCTCAACTACTTCTTTAGGAGAATGCAATCATGATGGAGCAAACTGCAAAAACAGGATCAGTAGCCGTTGTGGCGGCAGCCGCGGTGA